CACGACGATCCAAAAGGATGCATTGCAATTTGGGAAGAGCCAGACCCGTCGCATACATATTCAATAGGGGCAGACCCTAGCGGTGGAGTAGGGCAAGATAACGGCGCAGCATATGTTAAAGATAATAAGACAAATAAACTTGTTGCTCGCATTTGGGGTGACCTTGCTCCTGCTGATTTTGCTAGAGAACTGTACAAGCTTGGTAAATTTTATAACAATGCTTGGGCATGTGTTGAAGCCAATAATCATGGGCATGTAGTTGTACATGTACTAAAAGAGATGGGCTATCGCAACCTTTACAAACGGTCTACGATAGATGAGATGACAAATAAGCCGACGAAAAAAGTAGGCTTTGTTACAACAAACCAGACGAAAATCATGATTACCGAAAAGTTTAAGACAGCTGCCAAAGAAGGCAAGCTAATAATACTAGACAGAGATCTGGTATCAGAAATGTCAACCTTTGTTCAAATCTCTGGTAAAAGCGGCGGTACGGTAAAACGACAAGCAACTGCAGATGCACACGATGACCTAGTTATGGCGGCAGCTTTAGCGGAAGAGATGAGTTCTTCACGTGATTGGGATACTGAGGAACACAGCAAGTATGATATACCAGAATATATCATTGATCCTGACACTGGTTTTATTATAGGATAACACATGCGAAACCCCTTTGAACGAGAAGTAAACGATACGCCTGAACGGGATAAGGAATTGCACGCGATTCAAATCGTTCGAGCGTTTATGAAAAAGAGTGATGAGTATCGTGACCCACACTTGGACTTAGCTGTTAAGTCTCGTGAGATTTACGAAAACTGGTCAGTCGATGGTCGTAGCATTATTCAACGTGCTAACCTTCGTTTACCGTTTGGGTTTACCATCATTGAAACTCAGGCACCTCAAATTCTAGACATCTTTTTCCGAGGTGGTTCGGTTATTTCTTTCAAAGGCCAAGGCGCTGAAGACGCTATGTTTGAAGATGCTATCACGGACTTCCATATTCACCAGTTTGACGAAATGGGATTCCAAGCTAAAAGTGCATCGTTTATTAAAGCAATGCTATTAGACGGGACGGCATTTGCAAAGGTCCCATATCGTTATAAAGAGATTGATACTCTGCGTCGCATGATGCAAGTCGACCCGCAATCTGGCGTGGAAGTATCCATGAAAGTGCCTAAGACTGAAATTATGTTTGATGGCCCAGACCTAGAAATTATTCCGATTTACGATTTCTTTCCTGACTGGACTGTAAAAAAGCCGGGAGATATCGCAGGCATGCGCGCGTGCGTACACAGGACTTACAAGACGATTGCAAATTTAAAGAGCAATCCTAACTACAAAAACGTATCCGAGATTGAAACTAGCATGGCTGTTAAGGGTGGCGATGCATGGGCACGCCCATACTTCTCTGACACTTACAGCGATGAATTTGACCGCCTCAACGACAACGATTACAACATGAAAGAAGAGGGGCATGTAGAGATTTGGGAATACTGGGGACTATTTGACCCTAAGGGTGATGGCGAATTCGAAGAGTATATTATCGTTATTGCAAACGGTGACGTAGTGCTTCGGTGTGAGGCTAACTTTTATGATTATAAGTTTAAGCCGTTTGTAGCCTGCCCCAACTATATTCGCGATTCAGAGTTTTATGGCATTCCAGAGCTGATGGCAGTTCGCTCGCTTATTAAAGAAGCTAACACACTACGAAACGCTCGGCTTGATAACATTAACTTGTCCGTAAACCCAATGTGGATTGCAGACCGGGCTTCAGGTATTAACACCAAAAGCTTGTTTGCGCGACCAAACGGTATTATCTGGACGAATGATATTAACGGCATAAAACCCCTCCCACCCCTAGATCCCTCGATTGGGTCACGTGAGGAGATGGCATTCATTCAGAATGACATTCAAAACGCTACCGCCATGGTTAACGCTGCACCGGTTGCATCAAACTTAGGTAAGCAATTTGGTCGTTCAGCAACGGGCGTAAACTTTATTCAAAGCTTTGCTAGTTCTAGAATTAGCTTGAAAGCTAGAATGCTTTCTGAAATGTACTTTAAACAAGTAGCAAAACTAATGCTACTCACTAACAGGCAGTTTGTAACCGAAGATAAATGGGTACGCGTACTTGACCCCAATACGCCAAACCCCTTCGTACAGTTACCGCCAGATGCATTTTTTAGGTCCTTCGATTTCCAAGTCGAGACAACTTTGGAAAATGGGGGACCTGAGGGGCAGTTTCAAAAGATACAAACAGTATCACAAATATTGCAAGCGGTTGAGAATAGTCAACCCGGTACAGTTAAGAGTGAGGTAGTACTGGAAGCTTTACTAAGACCTATACTGGGTCGTCAGGTTAAACGCTTTGTAAATAGTCCAGAAGAACGGCAGCAAATGCAAATGCAGCAGCTGGCAGCTCAGCAAGCCATTAACGCACAGCAAGGATCAGCTGCAATGCAACCTAATGCACAGCAACCAGATTTAGCAGTTGAGCCAACACTTGATGTATTATCATCTTTAGGACTACGTTAATATGCTATACGAAAACGAAAAAGTAAGACTGTGGAATCCGGAAACGGGCGAGCTATCATCGAAAGATGAAGTAATCGATTCAGAAATCCGGCGTATTATTGAAGATGGCTATTCGCTTATTGCGCTAAAGCAAAGCGAAGGCTGGCAATTGATTGAAACATTATTAAAGACTACGTGCAGCGACTTGAAAGAGAAGCTAACGTATGAACAAGATTTAGAGCGGTTTCGACGTATCCAAGAAGCCGTTAAAGCTTACCAAAACGTACTCAACTTAGTCGATTACAAAATCGCCGAAGGGAGAGCTTTGGAAGAACAACAAAAACAGTCCCCGGAAGAGGGCTAAACTGTAGGAGGATACCATGTCAGACGAGAAAATCGCGCAGCCACAAGCGACCTCGCAAGAAAGTCAGGCTGTTGAACAGCCACAGGCCCCTGAGATCTCTACTCAAGGTCAACCTGATGCAGTGGAAGAGGCAAACTCAATTCCTGAGAAGTTCGTAGGGAAATCTTCAATGGAGATTATCCAAGCGTATCGCGCTCTTGAAAAAGAGCGAGGAAGGCTCGCTTCGGAACTGGGTTCGACTCGAAAAGAGAGGGAGTCATTAGAGGAGCAATATAAGTCGTTAGAGCGAGAGCGAATCGCTCAGATGCAAATGCCTACTCAACGGCCTCCAAAAACGGTTCAACTTGAAGAAGAAGTGGACCCTTTAGCAAGCTTCGAGCAGAGGTTTGAAGAAGATCCGAAAGAAGCCATTAAGCAAGCGCTTAAAGGATTAAATCAATCGGTATCTAGTAAATTCAAACAGCAGTCGTTACAGCAAATTCAAGCTGAAGCAACTGAATACTACTGGAAGCAGAAGAAGGAAAATCCCGACTATGCAAGACGTGAACCGATTATGCAGCAGCTTGCTGCCGAACTCCAAGACGTAGTTCGTCCTGAGTATTTAAATTCTGCAAAGTTTTTAAAAGCTCTAGATATTATGTCAAAGGGGATGGATGTAGATTATTACACTAAACAAGCTGCTCAGCGCGTGCAGAAAGATGGTCTTTCTGTGCGATCAGAAAAACAACGTGCTCAATCGGAATCGTCTTTTTCACAAGGGGACACATCTGTCCCATTTGAAAAGTTATCGCTAGATCAAATGCGAAAAGCACTAGGACGTTCTGATGAGTAACATGGAGTAAATTATGTCACTATTAGCAGGCGTAAATTCCAATACGCAGAATAACTCTGGAGTTGTAACTCCGGGTAGTGCTGCGCAATTGAAAATTTACTATGAGAAAAAACTCCTTAGCGTACTCGAACCTCGTCTGGTTCTAATGCCTCTTGGTAAAAAACAAAGACTTCCAAAAGGAAACGGAAAGACAGTTGAGTGGCTAAGATATAGCACAATTACCGAAAGCATTGACGAATTAGGAAAGTCTCCTAATACTGAAGGTGTTCCACCTTCCGCTATTGGCTTTCAAACTAGCAAAGTTGAAGCAGCTATTAAACAATATGGTCAATACGCTCGCGTATCTGATATGTTGTCGGATGTTGCTCTTGACCCTGTGTTGGAAAACCTTTCTGAGCGTTTCGGTATTGCAGCTTCTAAAACAATCGAGCAATTGATTGTTTCGGAATTGTCGCAAAACTGTGCAAACCAAAATGTAAACGGA